CCGCTCACTCGGTCGCGATTTAGTGCGGCTAGTTTTCCAGCAAATGGTCACAGCACCGCTCGCAAAAGGTATCTCTGCCGCATTGAGAATTCCATTTATGGCAGCCGGCGGACCCGTCAGCGGCGGCTCGCCCTACGTCGTCGGCGAGCAAGGCCCAGAACTATTTGTTCCACACGCGTCGGGCACCATCGTTCCGAACAACAAGATGGGCGGCGGCAGCGGATCGGGCAGCGGCAGCGTCACCGTGAATTACAACATCGCAGCCGGCGTCTCGCGCGCCGAACTCGCTCCGATCCTCGAACAAGAGCGGCGCCGGCTCAAGGCCGAGATCCCAGACATGGTTCGACGCGGCGGCGGATACCGTGCAGCCTTCGCTTAAACGTCATGGCCATCACCTATCCACTCACGCCGCCGAGTCCGTTCAACCTCTCGCGCTTGTCGTTTACGGGCGTTTCTGCGACCTCGCGCAACACCTCGCCGTTCACGTTGCAGACCCAGCAATACAACTGGCCGGGTCAGGCGTGGCTCGGCTCGGTCGATTGTCCGCCCATGAAGCGCGCGGACGCCGAGGAGATCGTGGCGTTTCTTCTCAAAGCGCAGCGCGGCACGTTTCTTTTTCAAGACTACGCCAACCCGCTGAACCGAGGCGGCGTGACCGGCACGCTCACCGTTGCAAGCGCGACCGCAAACGGGACGACGTTGACCTTCACAAACGCAGGCGGATCCGGCTCCTTTGCCGTCGGCGACTGGCTGCAAATCTCAACCTCGCTTTACAAGGTCGTGCAATCGAACTCGTCAACGAGCGTGGACCTTTTCCCTGCACTCCGCAAAAGCTACGCGGGCGGCACAACTATCAAATACGGCAGGCCCGACAATGCTGAGCGCGCTCAAGGCGTCTTCCGTCTCGCGTCACCAAGCACCGAGTGGGCCATCGGCGAGGCGAGCATCTACGGCGTGGGCTTCGCGATCATTGAGGACGTGGAATCATGAGCATCACCACCGCAGGCCGGTCGCTCTCGGCCAACATGGTCACCGAGGTCAGCGCGTCGCAGCTCTCGCCGATCCTGCTCGCGTCGTTCTCGTTCTCGACGCCGGTTCGGCTTTGGAGCGGTTACGGGACGATCACCGTCGGCGCCGTGACCTACCAAGGCATCGGAACGCTCGGGACAATCTCGCCGGTCGAAGAGACCACCGACCTCTCGGCGCGTGGAATCAACTTTCAGCTCTCGGGTGTGCCGAGTGCATACGTCGCGATTGCGCTCACCGAAAACTACCAAGGGAAAGAGTGCAGCGTGCTATTCGGCGCGCTAGATTCTGCCGGTGCTCTGGTCGCTTCGCCCGTGACAATCTTCGCCGGACGCATGGATGTGATGTCGGTCAATGATGATGGAGATGAATCCTCGATCATAATGACGGCCGAAAACAAACTCGTGGACTTTCGCCGGCCGCGTGAGGTGCGCTACACGCACGAAGAGCAGGAAAATTTGCACCCCGGCGATCTTGGCTTGGAGTTCGTCAACGCGATCCAAGAAAAACAGATTTACTGGGGCAACGCGAAGCTCGCGGCACCGATTCGGGACGGCGGCGACGAGAGCCAGTCAACATCCTACATGTGATGCCAGCACGCCGCGACAACTGGCCGAACCTTCTCGCGCAATTCATCGAGCAACGCCGCGATCAACCTTTCGCGTGGGGCGTGAATGACTGCTGCACGTTTGCGGCTGACTGGGTCCAGCTCTGCACCGGCGTGGACTACGCGCAGGCGTGGCGCGGTCGCTACGTGTCAGGGCTTGGCGCGGTGCGCGTGCTGGACGAGGCGGGCGGCGTCGAGGCTCTGGTGGACGCGCTAGGGCTGCAACGCGTGGCACCGCAGCAGGCCGGGCGCGGCGACATAGTCGCGCAAGAAACCGGGCGCGGGATGACGCTCGGGATTTGTCTTGGCGAGACGACGGCTTTTGTTGCAAAGGCCGGACTTGTTTTCGGGCCGCTTTCAAACGTCGAAACCGCTTGGAGAATTTAACATGCCACAAGCAATTTTTACTCAAGCAGCAGTCAAGGTAGTTGCATTTTTCGCAGGCGTGCCATCGGGCGCAGTTGCGGGATCGGCAATTTACAGCACGGCCGTCAAAGCTGTTGCGGCTGTTTTGAAATTCACGGCTTACGCATCAGCATCAATGGCCGCGTCGAAGCTGCTCGCGCCAAAGATGCCCAGCTTTGCCGACTCGTCGCTCTCGGATCGCTCGCAGGCGGTCCGAAATCCGATTTCGGCGCGGACGATCGTTTACGGGAAAACAAGAGTGAGCGGGACCATCGTTTACCTCAGCACGACGGGCGCGACCAACGAATATCTGCACATCGTGCTGACGCTCGCCGGCCACGAGGTCGAAGCGATTGACGAGGTGTATTTCAACGACGAGCTGGTGCCTCTGGTCTCGAACACGCCAACCGGATTCTACGCAGGCGTGGCGCGCGTGAACAAAAAGCGCGGCGTTCCCGGCGACACTGCGGACGCGGATTTGATCGCGGACACCGCGAGCCTGACCGATGGGAAATGGACGTCGGACCACAAGCTCTCCGGCATCGCCTACCTTTACGTTCGCCTGACGTGGGACGCCGAGAAGTTCCCTAGCGGGATTCCGAACATCAGCGCCGTGATTCGCGGCAAGAAGGTGCTCGACCCGCGCACGGCTACAACCGCCTATTCCGCCAACGCTGCGCTCTGCTTGCGCGACTACCTCACCGACACGTCGCTCGGCATGGGCATGACCGCAGCCGAGGTTGACGATACCGCGTTCGGCGTCGCTGCAACCATCTGCGAGGAACAGGTTCAAATCCTTCCGCTCTCGCCGACTGTTTACGAAAACCGCTACGAGGCCAACGGCGTGATTGTGACGAGCGCCAGCCCAGACGAAAACATCGGCAAACTCCTCAGCGCGATGGGCGGACTGATCGCCTACACGGGCGGCCGCATCGTTCCTTACGCGTCAGCCTACCGGATTCCGACCGTCACGCTGACCGAGAAGCATTTCGTGGGACCGCTCAACGTGCAGACGCGGACGAGCGCACGCGACCGGGTGAACAGCGTGAAGGGCGTTTATGTCAGCGAGACGAACAACTGGCAGGTGACGGACTTTCCGACGATCAGCTCGCCGACCTACGTCACACAGGACAACAACAACGTCTTTTTTCGGGACGTAGTTCTACCGTTCACCACGTCGCCTAGTTGCGCTCAACGGCTCGCCGTGCTGGAACTGCGCCGCGCTCGCGAGGAAATCACGTTCTCGGCACGCTTCCGCCTCGAAGCGATGCAGGTCAGGGCCGGCGACACGGTCATGATTACCAACGAAAAGCTCGGCTGGTCGTCTAAAGTTTTCGAAGTCATGGAGTGGAACTTTGCGAGCGACGGCACGCCGCCACAGGTCTTCATCGACATGACGCTTCGCGAGACCGCGTCGTCGGTTTATTCGTGGACCGTCGGCGATCAAATCGCCGTGCCGGACTCGCCGAACACGACTCTGCCAGACCCGTTCACGCTCGGCGCACCAACGAATCTCTCTCTGACGGCGGACGGGACGACTCAACTCGTGCAGGCTGACGGCACGATCTTGCCACGCATCCGCGTTGGCTGGACGCCACCGGCTGCGGAATTCATTCAGTCGGGCGGCTCGGTCGTCATCGAATACAAGCCGGCCGCAAGCACGACCTACCTGACGTGGAACACGGTCGAGGGCGCGCAGACCGAGGACTTCATCAGCTCGGACATCACGATTGGCACGAACTACAACGTGCGGATTTACGGTGAGAGCTACTTTGGGATTTCCACGACCTACACCGCAGGCTCGATTACGGTGGCGCAGGACACGACGCCGCCAGCAACGCCAACCGGCTTGTCTGCAATCGCCGGCACCGGCCAAATCATTTCACTGGATTGGGCGGACAACACCGACGCGGACCTCGGCGAGTATGGCGTTTATCGCAACACGTCCAACGACCCCGGCGCGGCAACCGAGATCGCACAGACGCGAGCGAGCCGATTCGTGGACGTGAGCCTGACGCTGAATCAAGAATACTTTTATTGGATCACAGCTTACGACCGGGTGGAGAATCAGAGCGCGAAGAGCGCCACAGCGAGCGCCACCGCGGTCGCAGTCGTCGCCGGGCAGACCGATCCGACGCCGCCCGTTGATCCGGCAGCGCCGACGGTCGCATCGACGACGACCTACCTTTCGAGCGACGGAACGGTGTTCGCTCAGATCGTTGTCAGCGTGCCAGCGTTCACGACCCGCACGGCCGTGATGAATGTGCTCTATCGCAAGAGCGGGCAGACTGGATTTATCGTCGCAGATCAACGCAGCACGGGCGGCGGCGCCTCATCGATTGACGACCTTACGCCGAACGTGAGCTATGAAATCGCGGTGCAGGCGTTCTCCGCGTTCGGGATCGGGAGCGCCGTGGTGACCGGGCCGACGCAACTTGCGCCGAGCAAGACGACCGCGCCGGCGGCGCCGATTGCGCTTTCGCCGGCGTTGTCTCCAAACGTGGAGCCGCGCAAAGTTGGAGCGGTCTTTGCGTTCGGTTCGCTTGCCGAGTGGCAGGAAAACACAGAGCAAGATTTTGCTTACTACGAGGTCAAGGCGACGCTCACCAACTCCGACGCTGCGGTGGATTACAGTTGGGGATACGCTGAAATTTTTGAAGCGCGGTTCACCTTTTACAACGCAACTTTGCAAGCCGGCCACGTTCGCGTGCGCTCAGTCAATCGCAGCGGAGTCGCGAGCGCATGGACTTATTTCGGAAACGCAAACGGCTTCGCATCGCTCGGGCTTGTGTTTGGAACTGCCGCCGAATCCGTCGCTGAAGGCAACGACACCCGCATCACCGGCGCAGCCCAGAAAGCGTCGAACCTCTCGGACGTTGCCAGCCCATCCACCGCTCGCGCAAACCTCGGCATCAATCGTTTCTCGCACGTCGAGACCTTCACATCCGTCGGAGCAGCGAGCACGACTTTCACGTTCACGCACTCGCTCGGCACGGTGCAGGACTACGTGCTGGCGTCGTGCGTTGACCCTGCGAACAACCTTTTGATCGCGCACGATTACGCCAACGCGGGCAACACGACCAACGCGACCGTCTTCAAGGTCGAGACCGTTGACGGCTCCAACATCAGCGACGGCGGGCGACGCTTCACGATCCACTTCGTGCAGTGATTCCGCGCTGAGTCTGTTTTTTGTTCAGACGTAAGTCGTTGATTATCAACGCGCACGGATTGCGTGCGATACTTCGCGCACATTTGGCTTTAGATCGTTGGGCGGATGTGTATGGTTTTGCTCATGCCAACCGAAGCGATTTAACGCCGAGGCGCGCAATCAAACATGACCACATCAGAAATCATCACCCGCAGAAACGAAATCGCCAACCTAGCACTCGCTGGGGACACCCGCTACTCATTCGACCCTATCGGCGAAACCGACGGCGACATCAACGACATGGCTGACGAAACCGACTTGCCACTCGCCTATCGCGCAACCAGCACCAGCGACGTTGCCGTTTACTCTGACGGCGAGCGCCACGTCTTAGTCTGCGACGCTCACGGACCTATCTCGATCTACGTCTCAGGAGGTGCCGCATGAGCACCACCCAAGCTCTGACCCAAGCGCTGATCCTCGCGATCACCGCACCCGACCAAGCACGCGCTGACCGCGCAATCGCTCTCGCCGAAAGCATCGGCGCGGGCTGCACGGCGAAGCAGATTGCAGCGGCGAAGCGCAACGCCTCGAAGCTCACCAAATGAAATCCGCACTACTAATCCTCGCGCTCTGCGCCACCGCGCACGCGGCGCCACCCGCCTCGTTCTGGCGGGCGATCCACCTCGTCGAGACATCGGCTCGCACCGGTCCGATCCTCGGCGACGGCGGACGCGCGCTGGGACCGCTCCAGATTCACAAAAGCTACCACACGGACAGCCGAGTGGCGGGCGACTACTCGAGGGTTTCCGACTTGAATTACAGCGTGCGCGTCGCGACCGCCTACCTTAAACGCTACGCTCCGGCGGCGTGGAAGGCGGGCGACGTCGAGACGTTGGCTCGCGTGCACAACGGCGGACCACGCGGGCATCTCAAGTCGGCGACCAAGGGCTACGGCGTGCGCGTCAGGGCGCTTTCAAAATGAACCCACCCGACCAACCATGCCAAGCCACGCCCGCTGGCGATCTACGCCAGCAGATTATAGATAGCCGCGTGCCAAAAAATGAACGGGAGTGGTGGGCTGGTAGGGAAATTGAGAAGCTCGAACGCGAACTCACCGAAACCGAAAGATTGCGCTTTGGTGCCGATGCGGACCGCCGCCGGTTGCGTTGCGAACTCGCCGCCGCGTCACAAGCATATGAATGCGCGATGGCGATTCATGGGACCGTCATGGAGGAACGGGACCGTCTAGCCGCCGAACTCACCGCCGCCCGGTCGGAACGCGACCTCGCCATCACTCGTGTCGCTTGCATCCTTTGGTCTGGCGCAATCGATAAGCACACCTGCGGCGACGTGCAGAAGTGGGCCGACTATTACATCGCCGAACTCACCCGCCTCCGCGCTGAGGTGGAGCGGTGGAAAACCGTTGCCGCGCAGATGACCGCCGAGCGCGAACACAACGCGAACGAAGCGTCACGCCTCCGCGCTGAGCTTCAGGCTAAGCTTGCCGCCATGAAAGACACGCCAACTTTATGACCACCGAACAACACCTCGAACTCCTCACCGAGCTGCGCGCCATTCGCGCGGCTCTCGAAAAGCCGAAGCCAATGCTCAGCCTGACGACTGCTACCGCTACGACCGCGACGCCGGACACTCTGCCGCTGCCAGCGGTCGAGATCCTGAACGCCGGCGACGTGCAGGTCCACTTCGGGAAAAACAAAGACACGCCACTCTCCGCACTCAGCGACAAGCAACTCCTCTGGTATGGCGCGGATCGCCCGTAGCAGCTCAAGAAGGACGGGACGCCATTTGCTCCGCGCGAAGCCGACGTGCTGCTCAAGAACGCGTGCCGCACCTTGTGGCATCAGCGCAAGAGCGGCGCGCCAATCGCGCTCACGACGCAGCCGGCAGACGACGGCGAGAACGTGCCGTTCTAAAACTTCTCGGCGGTTCCGAGTATAAACCCAACCCTACGACGCCGCTGGTGGCGGTGCGAAAATACGCCAGCAACTATTTCCCGAAACGGAAAACCCTCCGGCCAACGACGACCGGAGGGACACACGAAACACACACAACGATACAACATGGACACCAACGTAAAAACAGAGATCGCGGTCGCAGAGACCGCTACTAAAGCACCGATTCAGTTCGGCCAACACGGCGTGCAGCTCCAATCAATCGACGAGGCTTTCCGATTTGCTCGGGCGGTCGTCGCGAGCGGCTGGGCGCCGAAGGGGATGGAAAAACCGGAGTCGGTAATGATCGCCATCCAGTTCGGCATGGAGATCGGGCTGACGCCAATGGCCGCGCTCCAAAACATGGCCGTGATAAATGGTCGCCCGGCGATCTACGGCGACGCGGCGCTGGCACTCGTCCGCTCCAGCGGGCTGCTAGTGAGCTACAAGGAGACCGAGATCGGCGAGCCAGGTAAGGACTCGCACGGCTTCACGGTCACGGTTCAGCGCAAAGGATTCGACGCAGCGAGCGAGACGTTCACCTGCGGCGATGCAAAGGCCGCAAAACTTTGGGGCAAGGCCGGACCGTGGACCGACTACCCGAAGCGCATGATGAAATTCCGCGCACGCGGATTTCTACTGCGTGACCAATTTGGCGACATCTTGAAAGGACTGCGCACCGCCGAGGAAGCGCGGGACATCCCAGCAGAGATCAACGTCACGCCGCTGGCCGACAAGCTCGCGGGCGGACTATCGGAGGCGATCAACAACTAATGAAACCACGCGTCAGGACCGCAGGAATTCCGACCCGTCGCAAAGACGTGCACCTCGAAATCGCAAAGCCGAAGCGGAGGCAGGCCGTCGATGAGACGACTTACAGCCGAAACAAAATGGGAATCGCGGTGGACAGTCGCGGGCGATTCATCGGGCGGCGCGATATCGAAAAAGGCGCGGCACATTTCTGGGACTCACGAAGGAGCAAAAACACATGAGCAACGACAACGACACAAAACAGACAGCCATCATCAACGCAGCGACGGAACAGTTCCGAAGCCTGCTCGAAACCAACTTCCGCAGCATCGCCAAGGCGGCGCAAGACGGATTCATCGAGGACGAGGACCAGACGGAGCCGAAGGCGAAAGCCTCGTTCACCGTCGAGTGGGACAGCCTCGCGCAAGCGCCGAAGGTCGGCGTGAAGATCGCGTGGTCGGTCCGATACAAAGACGAGAGCGAGACGGAGATCGATCCGCTGCAAAGCAAGCTGGGATTGGAGGTGCAGCCATGAACGCACTGATCAACGACGGAGGGCCGGCGTTTCCATCGGTTGGCGAAGGATTCGGGAATCCTAGTTATTCGGCCCCCGGCATGACCCTGCGCGACTGGTTCGCGGGGCAGGCGTTGGCTGGTGCACTAGCTGACCCTACCTGCGATCTTTCTCCAATCGAGTTAGCTAAAATAGCTTACAAAGAAGCCGACGCAATGCTCGCCGCACGCAAGGAGGTGCAGCCATGAGCGCCGAAACCATCGAAGAATACCACGCCAATCCGGCAATCAGTCACTCGAAGCTTGAGTGCTACCGGCGCAGGCCGGCGCTCTACTACAAGAAATACGTCGCCCGCACATTGCCACCACCCGAGGACACCGGAGCTTTCCGACTCGGATCTGCGGTGCATTGCGCCGTGCTCGAAGAGCGCGAGTTCGCCTCGCGCTACATTCTGCGACCGGACTGCGACCGGCGCACGAAGGAGGGCAAGATCCAGTTCGCCGAGTTCTCGGCTCAGCACGCGGACAAGACCTTGCTGGACGCCGGCGAGATGGCGCAGGTCGTGGCGATGCGCGAGGCGGTGGCGGCGCATCCAATCGCGTCGCAGTTGCTCTACGACGGCCACGCCGAGATGACGTGGCGCAAGGATCAACCGAACGCACTCGGCGCGCTGCAATGCCGGACTGATTGGTTCAGCTCGTTCGGCTGCGAAATCACCAACGGCGAACCCTACGCGCTCGACCTCAAGACGGTCGAGAGCTTGGACAGCGACGCGTTCCGCAACTTCGAGCGTGCGGCGTTCAGCTACGGCTACCACCGGCAAGCGGGATTCTATCTGCCGCTCATCAACGAAATTTATCAGCGGCCGGTCTCGCGCATGTATTACGTCGCGGTCGAGAAGTGCGAGCCTTACGGCGTCGCGGTTTACAAGCTCTCGGACGATGCGATTGCGCGCGGTCAGGACGAGAACATCGCGGACCTCGTGCGGCTCAAGCGCAGCCTCGAAACGAACGATTGGCCGAACATCGAGCCGACGATTCACGAACTGAAACTGCCGGGCTGGTATGACAAACAGCGATGAAATCGAACCTCAAATACAAATGGCGAATCATGCTCGTCAGTCCCGAGAGTCGAATCACCGCGCACAAGTTCTGCACGTTCGAAGAGGCGCTGCTCACCGCCGACGAACTCGAGACCGAAGTCGAGTGGCTCGTGACCGGCGTATTCATTTCGCGACACCCAGAGCCATGAACGACATCCTAATCGTTGCAACGGTCGGGATTCTTGGAAGCGCGCCATTCTTTTATCTCGCCGGTTACTTGGTCGGCAAACGACGCGGGCGCGACGAGCAATGGGTCAGCGACTACCTCGCTTACGAACGGAAAACACAAGCCGGCCGAGACAACCTCGGACGGTTCAAGAAACGAAAGGCACCTTATGGTAAGATCAAAATCCCAGCACAACAAAACCAACTCTGAGATTGACCGGCGGCTGCTCGAAATGCAGTCACCGAGCGAGATCGTCCGAAATCTGCGCGGCGCCACGCTGAGCAACGTTCACGCAAGGGCGCGGCGGCTCGGGCTGGCGCTGCATCGCATCACGCCGGCCGAGCGGGACCATCTCGTCTGGTTGCGGAAGGGAGCGAAGAAATGAAACCCCATCGACAACGCATAGCCATCGCGAAAGCGTGTGGCTTCAAATGTAGCGAATACTCAGACGAATTGGCGCAACTTGTCGCGGAGTTCATGCCCGACTACCTCAAAGACCTCAACGCCATCCATGAGGCGGAGAAGGTGCTGAACAACGTCCAGCGAGAGCGGTATCGCACTGAGCTAGTTTACAGCCACGCCGGAAGAGATGTGTTTGCGACCGCCGCCCAACGCGCAGAGGCTTTTCTCATCACGATTGGCAAATGGGAGGACGACAAATGAACACCTTCATTTTCGGCGACCCGAAAGGCCAACCCCGAGCGCGAGCCTTCGCCCGCAAGATGGGCGCGAAGCACGTTGCGCGGATGTATGACTCGGACGTGGCCGACGCGTGGAAGCGCGCCGTGGACCTCGGGATCGAGCGCGAGCTAAAGGCGGCGGGGGCACTCGATCCGGTCGGAGCGTTCGATGTTCAGCTCACGTTTTTCTTTCGCCGTCCGAAAAGCCACTACGGCAAAGGCGGGCACGTCAAAGGAAGCGCACCCATTCGCCACGTCAGCAAGCCGGACGCGGACAATCTCGCCAAGCTGGTGCTTGATCGCATCACGCGCGGCGGGCGCATTTGGCGGGACGACTCGCAGGTGGCGAAATTATGCGTTGAGAAGTATTGGGCCATCACCGACGCGAGGATTGGGGTTTATGTGAGCGTGGAGCGATTCGGGGTGAGCGGGGCTTGACGCGTGGACGGCATCGCATAAACAAAAGCAAGGCCGTGAAACGCCTAAGCATGGATCAATCACTAACTTTTCGTCCGTCAGTCTGCGCGAGGCGTGTTCTATCGCCAAGTTTCACCGCGTAGACTGGCGGACGATTTTTTTGATTTATGAGAATACGAACTATCAAACCGGAGTTTTTTAACCATGACCGGCTTTTCGACGCCGAGCATGAAACCAAGCTTCCTTTGCGGCTGGCTTACATCGGGCTATGGTGCGCCGCAGATCGCGAGGGAAGGTTTCGGTGGGAGCCGAGACGACTGAGGGCGCAGATTTTCCCTTACGAGAACATCGACTTTTCACGCGTGCTCGACGCGTTGACCACGCGTGGCTTCATTGTAAAGTATTGTAAAGCAGGCGTGGACGACGTGTGTTTTGGGTCGATTCCGAGCTGGCACAACCATCAGGTCATAAACAACCGCGAACGAGACAGCCAATTACCGGAACCACCTATTGATCAACAACCAATTGACGCGTGCTCCACGCGTGACCCACGCGTGACCCACGCGGGTGAAGGGGAAGGGAAGGGAAAGGAAGGGAAGGAAGGGAAGGAAGGGAAGGAGGTCGCGGAGGTTTCCGCGATCAGCGACGAGGACTGGCTGAATCAACTGGCAACCAATCCGGCTTACAGCCTCATCGACGTTCGCCGCGAGTATTCGAAGATGCAGACCTGGTGCGGCGTAAACCGCAAGATGCCGACACGTCGCCGATTCGTCGCATGGCTGAACCGCATCGAAAAACCGATGGACGCAGCGAAAGGAAACCGAGCGCATGAAAGCATCATCGACCGTAGTTGATCCATCGCCCGCGGAGCGCCGGCTGATCGCGGCGTGCATGGCTGGCGGCGTGCAGACCGTGGCAAGCGCGGTCAACCACGGCATCAGCGCCGAGACCTTCGCGGACCCGATGCTCGGAATTATCTGGCAGGCGCTGGTGCAGACCGCGACCGAGGACAAGGACACGCACGTTTTTAAGGTCGGACGCCGGGCCTTCGGTTCGGCCATCGATGCCGAGAGCATGGGCCAACTGGCGGAGATCGCCGCGCTTGAGCCGACATCGATCTTTGCGAAGCAGCTGACGATCGAAGTCATCGACGCGAACAAGCGCCGCAAGGCCGTCACCAAGCTCGGACAGGCTCTGGGCGCCGTCACGCCACGGGAGGGCGGCGAATGGGAAGAGGACTGGTCGGCCGCACGGAAAGCGATCCATGAGGCCGAGCTGGCGGTCTCGATCCAAGGCTCGACCAAAAGCCTTTCGGCCATCGTGGACGAATACATCCACGACGAGATGCACGGCAAGGAGGCCGGGGTCGTCGGGACTGGATTGCCACACTGCGACGAGTATTTCGGGAAGATCCGAGGCGGCGAGGTTTGCGTGATTGCAGGCCGGCCGGGCGTCGGGAAGACGGCGCTCGCGATCCAGATGGCTGACTCAGTTGTGCGCGGCGGCGGGAAGGCCATGATCGTCTCGCTTGAAATGCAGGCGCGGGATTTGGTCGGCCGGCTCGCGAAGCAACGACTGGGGCGAAGCGCCCGCATCGTGCGAGGCTGCACCGCGGCCGAGTATCAATCGGCTAAGACCTCGTGGATTGCGTCGGCGCAGAAGATGAAAGCAGACGAGAAGCGGCTGCACATCTTCGAGGTGCGTCAGGTCAAGTCAGTGTCGGACATTGAGGACCGGGTGGCGATGCTGAAGGCTGCGGATGCTCTGCCACACGTGGTGGTCATCGACTATTTGCAACTGCTCCAAGCCGAGGACTCACGCGCACCACGCGAGCAACAGGTGGCGCTCATGTCGCGCCGGATAAAGCTCATGGCGCTGAATTTCAACGTGGCCGTGATTCTGCTCTCGCAGCTCAACCGGGACGCGGAGAAGGACGGAAGCCGGCCGAAGCTCTCGGGTTTGCGCGAGTCAGGCGCCATCGAGCAGGACGCAGATCGGGTCTGGTTGCTCTATCCTGACCCTGACGTGATGGCGGTTCCTGACGCGCCGACGGTGCAGGTCGTCATCGACCAAGCGAAGAATCGAAACGGAGCGGGCGGGATCGCCAAGGTGGTCGAGTTCTTCAAGCCCAGCTTTTCATTCCACAAAAAATTATGAACCTAATCGACGAACAGAATCGACTGCATGCGGAGGGTGGACCGGCGGTGACTGATCCAGATGGATCTTGGGTCTGGTATCATCACGGGAAGATACACCGCATCGATGGGCCGGCGGTGCGTCTCGTCTTTGCTGACGGGCGCATCGAGGAGCAGTTTTGGATCAACGGCCGCGAGATCGTGGCGCCGCAAATTTAATCCTATGAACAAAACCAAAGAAGAAATCGAAGCCCAGATCATCGCTTGGCTCAAGATGAGGACAGGGATCCAACGCAAGGTCCGAGCAAGCACGACTGCACTCGAAGCCGTTGAAAAGAAACTCGCCGACCTTGTGGGTCAACTTTCCTCAAAATCCAAACCATGAAATCCAACACACAAAACATGCAGCGCGGGCCAATGGCCGACGCTTTCGATATCTTGAGCCGACACCCGAGCGACATCAACGAGCACCTGCCGATGCTCTATTTCCTCGCGTCGCAATGCGACCACGTGACCGAGTTCGGCGTCAGGACTGGCGCAAGCACGCTCGCGTTTCTGCACGGGCTGCAAGGGCGGCGGGCAACGCTGAAAAGCTACGACATAAACGACCAGTTCGGCGTTCATAAGACGATGGCACCGCATACGACGGCGGACTGGACGTTTTCGATCTGCTCAACGCTGGCGATTTCTCCGATTGAGCCGACCGACCTGCTATTCGTGGACACGCTGCACCGCTACGACCAAGTGGCCGGAGAGCTTGCGCTGCACGGCGACGCGGTTCGGCGCTGGATTGTTTTCCACGATACCGAGACGTTCGGGACCGTAGGCGATGACGGCGGCGAGGGCATCAATCGGGCGATTGACGAGTGGCTGGCGTCGAGACCGGAGTGGCGGATTGTTTATCGGACGCACCGGAACAACGGGCTGACCGTGATTGAGCGTGAGGCCGCAACGCGTTAATGATTGACTCGCAGCGCCGCACGTCAAAAGCGATGGGCAACACATGACGACACAACAAACACACGACCAAGATCAACGAGAACTCGAGGCTTTGCGATTCTCGGCACGGGCGGCGAGGGCGATCACGACGCTGGAGATGCAGCGGAAGACGATTACCCGTGAATACGGCGAGAGGATCAAAAAGATCCGGGCGCTGATTCTGATTCTGCAACAGCGCGAGAGCATCGGTCAGCTCGGGATTGACGGCATCAACGCGGTCGAGATTTCGCCGGAGCTGAAGAAATTGATTCACAATCCGGTCGGTGACCTGACGTGATCACCGCGACATACGACCGCGCGGCGACCTTCGATGCGTCTTACGACGGCGCACGGTCGGATGCGGGACGGCTTTCGGCTGAGATTATGGAGCGGCTCGTTGAGCTGCACGAGCTGCGGATGACGAGCGCGGCGGACCTATGCCGGCGACTCGGGACGTTGGCGGACCTTTCGCCGACGATGTTTCTGGTCACGCTTAGGCTCGGATCGGGCGATGTGTCGGCGGTTCGTCAGTCGTTCGGGGAGATGGCTGCGAAGACCGGCAGGACGAGGCAGGCGTTGCATTACGAATGGGCGCATGAGATCGAGCGCGTGCGATTGGTGTTCCCGGCGCTTGCTCAGCTCATGACCGACTACCGGCAGGCGACCGACGAGGCGGATAGGCCGGACAAGGACCTGGCGCCGTGAACTACGTTGACCAGATCAAAGCCGAGCAGGACCGAGGCCGGACCGGGAAAGGGCGGTTCGCATCGTGCTCTGGATGGCTCGCCAGACGCCGTTGCGTGCGATTTAAAGCGA